ACCCCCAACAAACTCTTGTAATTCCTCATACCCCTCAATTTCTACACCATCACGCCCAATAAACACCCGGGGTTTTGGTTTCTTCGCTGTTGAAAAGGCGGGATCTGTTTGCCCTCTTATTGTAATCAAAGAAAGGGCCTCTAATTCCTCGCCAGTTAGTGCTCCTTTTCCCTCTACATTAACAACTCTAATAGGGCCTTCCTTAGTCTTTACAGTTTGAATCTTTCCCGCTGCCGAAATGGCGTTTGCGTAAATCTTCATCATCTGCTGCTTGGCTCCGTGTGCCATATCTGGCCGAGCGCCCAATTGTTCTGCAAGAGCCCTTCCTATAGGGGTTCTGGTAGACGGGTTGTTAACAGCATACTCTATCTCATCCACCCTCTTCTTAGCTGCTTCATCGTTTAAACCCTCTACGTCTATGAAATGATTCTGTATTGTCTCCCGCTGCTCAGGCAGGAACGCAAGTTGCTCTGCCCCTTCTAACTGGTCTTTTTTGGACGGCTCCTTTCCCTTTCCCTTCTTCTTTTCCGTATCCTCAGGAGCACCCTCTCCTTCCTCAGCAAAAGCAAGAATGAATCTTCTTGCCATTGGCTGACCCTGAACGTTGGCTGCCGCGAACGTTGACAAAGGTTTGCCCTTTTCCTTCCCCCCGGCAATCGTGTAATCTGCCCCTACCTTTCCCATCAACTTAAGGGTAATACCACGGTTGTTTGTTACGTATATACTATCATCTTTCTGCTTCGTCGCAGTTAAGTCAGTCCCTATCAAATTACCTGACCCCATACCTCCAGCTACAAAATTATTAAGAGCTTGGGTAGCAGCAGTATAGGCAGCAGTGATATCTTGGGGGGAACGCTCCACCTCTTGTATCACATGAGTAGGCACCCATGCACGCCTGCGGATTCCGTCATAGGAATCTAGCAACTTCTCAAAAATTGTACCCGGCATAAAGAAAAATAGCTCCTAGTATAGTTAGGAGCTACTCAAACTGATTACCAGTTTAAATGTACGAAATTAGAGGGGCTTAAGGATATCCTCGAAGGCCGTGTCGCCGTAACGATAGTAGCCAACCATGTCGTAACGCAGAGTTAATTCAATAGAATGAAATTCATTAGTAGAGTAGTTTAACTCAGCAAGACGCCAGTTCTTAGGCCAACATCCGTAAAGACGCGCAACCCACTGCGGCTTGCGTTGGTGGTCAAGAAGAACAATGTCTACTTGGCGCTTGAAACCGCCGCCACCTTGTACAATTTGTCCACCAAAGTTACTAACAATGCCATTAGAGTGCGTGCCAGTAATGGGGTCATATGTTACACGCATCCAGTTGAACAAAGCCTTAGCGGCATCGCCTCTAAGAAGATTATCAAAAGTAACAACCGTCTCCTCAGTAGCAGGACGACCTGGGAAGTAGAACTTGTCATTAACACGATCTACCATAATGTCTTCAACATTATAACCGATTTGACCAACCTGTTTGGCTGCGAGTGTAAGAACATTATCAGGATCAACTAATCCTGTATTCGACAAAATGCTACCAACCACACCACCTAGCCCAGCGACTCTTAAAAGCCAGCTATAAGCCCGGTATGAATCGTAACGATGGAACAATTCGGTACCAGCAGTAACGCCCTGGACATCGACCACGCGCCCTGTATCCCCGAAAAAGTCCGCTAAACTAACGTCAACCATAATTTTTGTTATCTCCTAATTATATAGTTTTAAGCTGTAGGAAGGTTGGTTCCTAGTGTAGCACTCGTGAGATTAAGTTCAAACACAATAACTTCAGCCGCTTTCGTAGGCTGAATGATAATCTTACACCACAATTCACTGCGATCAATACGCAATGGGGTGTTAGTAGTTCCGTCACAAATTACCCTAAACTCTGTAATGCCTCGCCTGCTCTTGATATCAGCAAGCATGGGCTCTACAGCGTTCACGATACGCGACCAAGTAGCCGCATCGTTGGGCTCGAACACAAACTGTCTGGTAGACACCAGCAGCATCTTACGGATAACGATCATCAAGCGACGAACATTAACCCGATCCAACGCTGTGGCGATACGCTGAGTAGTTCGTTGACCCCAAATTACAATTCCATCAGTCGTGAACTTCTGAATCGGGTTAATCACGTTACCAGGACCGTAAAGAGCATCCCTATCGCCCTGAGTCAGTACGACTTCAACGTCAACAGGCTTGGTTAGGCGACCCCTAGTCAATCCAGCAGGTGCAATCCAGGCATCAAAGTTAGCGTCCGTGTAAGACATTTGCCTGACGGCAAAGATGTCCGGGGAAAGGTATTCATCAACCTGGGTGAAGACATTAAAGAGCTTGACCCATGGCCAGTATACACATGCATAAGAACTGTTAAGGGCAGCTGTGCGCCCTTCGGCAGTGCCGTTCGACCATGCGATAGCATTCTGTGGTGAAGTAATTCCTAGTGGCGGGTTAGTAACAAACAAGAACTCATTTGAAGTTTCAGCAATTGAAACTGCATTGTTCACAATGTTCTGTTCCGTAACACCCGGCATCGCAAGCAAAGAGATATCAATATCCTCCTTCAAGAAAGAGTAAATGCCATCTCCATCTGCCCCATTACCAATGTAAGCGGCTTTAACTATAGCATCGGTGAAAGACAAGGAACTAACCAAATCTCCATTGACGCCATCCGTATAGTTATAAGTTCCATCAACAAGTTTCCAATACTGGCTGCTCGTAGCCACAGAGTTGACGTCAGCTCCCGCTTGATTTCTGATAGCAAGATTAGTAACACCCAATAAAGTGCCCCCCCACGCAGTGGGGAGAGTCCACAAGACATCGTCTCGATCATCATTATCTACCGCAAACTCGCCAACAATGTAATCAGAGGTTTTATTTGTCTCGTCCGTAGTATTATTGATAACGTCCTCAGGACTCAAACCTGTACCGCTTGTATTTTTCGTCAAGTTGACAACGTGTGATTCCTCAGTACCGCCGCCTTTTAGAATACCAAAATTACAATTCGAGCCCTGGACAGAGCCTATAGTATCTTGCAGCCCCACAATCTTTACGCCATACGTTTCTACCGTACTACTATAATTATACCCGGCCCCCGGATATAGGGATCTCGTAACATACCCGCCGCCACTAACCGCTGACGTTCGTAGTTCAATTCCGGAAGATTGCGCGACGGCAGACACCGCAAGTGAGGTGCCATACCCATTATTCGCCTCAGAATGACTAAAGTTCCCTCCCGCAGATGCGGAAGACAGATCAGCATTCAAGCTGCTAAAAGTTGAAAGGTCAAGGATAGTACTACCGGCTGGGATAGTGGGGAAAGCTGAAGCCGAGGAAAATCCCCAAACCTTAACCGCAGCGCCGGAACCTGCAAACGTGCCCACCCATTCTCCGGTTGTGCCAGTAGCAGTCGTCGGGATAAACTGAATAGGGGAGCTAGGCGTAGTGCGCAGGTTAACTTCCTGTTCCACAGCAGCCGCTCCATAAGTTGCGGATGCAACATTAAAAATCAACGGGTCGGTAGTTTTGCTAACCTTGTCACCGCCCGAAGCTGTGGTCACAAACAAATAGTAAGTACCAGAAGCGATGCCACTAGTCTCTACGTAAGGACACGTTCCAATCTTCGTGGGAACATCAGCTACTAGAGCACTAGTAGTAGCTACTCTCGTAAAATACAGTGAATTAGTGCGTTCCAACATGTGGTAAGCACCTATAAGACCGGCCCCACCTTCAGCATCTTGTGGCTGACCGAATTTTTCCAAAAGTTGATCTTGAGTGGTTACCAGCGTAGCCGTTCCCACCGGACCGGTCGAAGCAAAACCTAAAACTCCAACAGCAGTGGAGTTAAGAGACGGCGAGTAATCTGACCAATCTTTCTCGATGACATAGACACCTGGGCTGACGTATGAGGGCATTTTTTATATTCTCCTAAGCGTTTGTGATTTTTAACATTTGTCGCTTTTCAGCCACACGCACCAAATCGGTAATCGACTCTGCTGGCACCACAACCGCCTTTTTAGAAGGTACCCAGAGATGGTCAAAACCACCGTTCTTTTTCTTTACGATAACCTCTAATCCTTGCATCGTGGTATTCTTTATGCGCTTATATGCAACCATGTTCTTTCCTCTAATGTATTTAGAAGACCTAATCCCTAAACACTAGAGATTTTTTATATTTTAGGAAGTTGTAGTAGTCGTAGAGGTAGCATTTATCATACGCTCAACTTCCGCGCCTCTGTTTATTCCCAGAGCGAACATGCTACTCCCAGAGTCGAGAGCAAACTCAGCGCCACCACCTGCATAAAAACTTTCCAGAGGCTCTAATTCACTAATTTCTTTCACGTACAGCTCGTAATTCATTGTCTTGATCTCTGATGTATTCGTAAACCTGAACACTTGACTAGGAATATACGATTGAACTTCAAACCTCACAGTTCGTTTTACTAGCCTGTCCTCCTGGTCTGATACCACCAAATCAGATGCCTCCGACACATCTTGAATGAATGCTTGGTAAATCTCATCTTCTCGAACATCTACGGGCATATTGGGACGAAACTTAAGCATGACCTGTTCAGTAAGTTGATTAACTTCCTCCACATACTTCCCCCATATATTAATCCCAAAAGATAAAGTGGTAGCAAGCGGGGCTAAAGCCATATACCGTACCGCTCTCTGTCGTTGAGCATCCCAAAAACTCTTTTCCACGAGAACCGGCAGAGGACGCTGTCGTGCTGTATCTACAGCAACCCCCTCAAACTGCAAGGAGAGGAGCGGGAGAATGGTAGTTTTTTGTTCGGTTATCTTGGCTACCGCCCTCTCAGGGTTAGCATAAATAATGTCTACAGTGCGAAGAGTATCGTCACCTTTCAGGACCTGGAAGTCCCCCAACAGTTCTTTTAGACGCCGAGTAAAAGACCTATAGAAGTCCGGTTTCTGATATCCTGCACTATCCGATAGAGCGAGAATCTCTCTTTGAATCTCCTCAATTGTCCACAACGCCCCAGGCATAACTTAGAACACCTCATCTTGGGCAAAGGATTCATCATTCCGCACAATTGTACTATCTTCGCGGAGAACCCTAGCGGAACAAATTAAATGGTAGACGCCGTAAACCTCGAAGCTATCTTCTTGGACTTCATATATTTCAAACTTGAGATTTTGAAACTTCGGTTGCAAAATATCTCCCGGAATTAGCGGGCGATCTACCACTTTTTCTATATAGCTTTTATTAAAAGTAAATAGTTGGTGATTTTCGACCTGAATGCCGAACTCAGTAAGATTTTCCTCCAGGGCCTGGGGTTCATAATGACCTTGGAGAGCTATGGGATCATCCGAAATGACCTTATGAGTCGCTTCCCCGAATACATCATCAACTACCCCTTCTCGCCTGAAGTACTTATAAAGGAGAATCTTAGAACCACCGAGACGGATGAGTTCATCATCAATGAGATTAAATAATTCAATATCAGGATTATCTAAATCGTAAAGATTAAGCAGATCACTATACTCGCTGGCGGTATCGCCCACGATTTCAGTAGAAGTTCGGAATTGTTTCTTGTAACCCATTAGA